ACCGCCGTTGGATTTATTGTCCTGATGCGGTTATCTTTGTTGTAGGTATGTTTCCTTTTGATGATTCCAATTCATCTATTAATATGTTTGACTTGCGATATCAATTACGCTTGCACGACCTCTATGACTTTACATCGGTAAGTTATGTGTCATATGAAATTACCATGCAACATATTCGCACATTAAATTTATTGTTTTCTGGCACACCACAAATTCGTTTTAATCGTAAACAAAATAAAATCTTTTTAGATATTGATTGGTCAAGAGATTTGTCCGTTGGCGACTATGTTGTAATTGATTGTTACAGAGCTATTCGGCCGGCCACAATTACACTTACAGGAACTGGCACAGCCGTTACATCAGCAAATACAATTGCAGGAACAAATACGGTATTTGACCAAGAGTTACTAGAAGGTGACATTATTACGCTTGGCGGCCAAGAGTTGCAAGTCAGTAAAATCACATCGCCAACTTCACTTTCAACAGTTGGTCCTGTATCAACTAATGTTACAAATGGTGAATTAACAAAACCAGGCAATTCAGAAGTTTGGAATGACCGCTTTCTAAAACGATATGCGACAGCACTCATTAAATACCAATGGGGTTCCAATTTAAGTAAATTTGCTGGCATACAAATGCCAGGTGGAGTTACTTTAGATGGTGTTCGTATTATGACCGAAGCTAAAGAAGAAATGGATAAGATTGAAGAAGATATGTATAACTTCAATAGCTTACCTAGTGAGATATTTACGGGATAATTGTAGTGGCCACCAATGTCTATTTTAATCCGTTTCCGTCCAGCCAGATAACTTCCGAGCAGTTGCTCGTAGAAGATTTGGTAATTGAGGCCATGAAGATTTATGGAATGGATATCTTTTATCTTCCTCGTTCTTCTCGTGACCAAGTAGATTATCTATATGGTGAAGATACTTTAAAACAATATGTTACCGCATATCCAATTGAGATGTATTTGGAAAATGTTACAGGTATGGATGGTGAACAAGATTTTATTTCTAAATTTGGTTTAGAGATTCGTGACGAAGTAACATTTCTTGTTTCTCGCCGTAGATTTGCCGCAACGATACCTTTAATTCGCCCACTAGAAGGCGATTTAATTTATATTCCTCTTTTACGAAATTTATTTGAAATTACTTTTGTAGAACACGAAAACGACCAAGCAATGTTTTATACATTAGGCCGTGGTCGTGGTGGTAATGTATATGTTTATGGCATTAAGTTAAAACAATATGTTTTCTCAAACGAAATTATTCAAGTTGGTATATCTGAAATTGATGACCAAATCCGTGACTACTATCCAAGAACAAATGTGGCACTATCTGCTGGCGGTACAGGCCAGTTTGTTAATGATGAAATTGTTTATCAAAGTGCCAATACATTAGCAAACGCCACGGCAACTGCTGTTGTCCACGACTTTACTCCAAATTCACAAGTCACAGTCATCAAAACAATTGGTACCTTTTTATCTGGTGGCACAATTAAAGGCAACACAAGTGGTGCAGTTTGGACAATTAGTACCTCAGATGATTTGGTTGCACTAGATAATGCCTTTGAAGATATCATTGACAACAATCGTATTCAAGCTGAAGCTAATGCTATCATTGATTTCTCAGACACAAATCCTTTTGGTGAACCATAATGTTAGGCCAAGCACACTACTATAATCGGTCTATTCGTAAAATTGTTGTGGCATTTGGCACACTTTTTAACGACATACAATTACAACGCTACACAAAAGATGGTCTTACCAAAAAAGAAATCTTTCGTGTGCCGTTATCTTATGGTTCAAAAGAAAGATACCTAACACAAATTACCTCAGACCCAACTTTAGTTAAGACGATTGCCGTAACTGTTCCTAGAATTTCATTTGAACTTATAGGCATGTCATATGATTCTAGCCGTAAGCAACAGTCGCTGATACAGAACTTTGCTTTAAATGCCAATGGCGGCCTTAATACACAATATGCACCTGTGCCATATGATTTTAATTTTTCTATGTCCATCTATGTGCGTAATACGGAAGATGGCACACAAATTGTAGAACAAATTCTACCATTTTTTAAACCAGATTTTACTGTTACTGTTGATTTTATTCCTGGCATGGATCAAAAGTATGACATGCCAATTACTTTAAATTCTGTAAACACAACAACTGATTATGAAGGCGGATTAGCTGATGGCACCACTCGTTTAATTATTTGGGATTTAGAATTTACTGTTAAGAGTTATTTGTGGCCAGCAGTTAAAACACCAAACGGATTAATTGGTGCGCTAAATACCACAACAGGCCGATACGGCAGTGCCAATACAAACATATACATTGACACACAAAATCTTGATGCTCAAAAAGTTACTGTTAATTATGCTACAGGAAATAATTACTATCTTACAGGCGAAACAATTCGTGTTGATAGACCTGATTCAAATGAGATTACAGGCAAGGTAGTTTATTTTAGTAATAGCAATACAGGTATATTAGTTGTTGAACAATTAACTGAACTACTACGAGCAAATGATGTTGTTGTTGGAGATTACACCAATGCGTCCTACAATGTAACATCTGTTGCTGTGTCACCTGTCAAGGCTATCGCAATTGTAACTAGACCTAGCCCACAAAACTCTGATCCAGATGATGAATTTGGTTTCTCTGAAACAATAACCAATTGGCCTAATACTTTAATATGAACAATTTAAATGAAAAATTATCTGAAGCTTTAGAAATACAACCTCTAGAAATTAAACAATCTACCGAAATAGTAGAAGTTAAAGATGTTGTTGACGATGACGCTGAGTTTGCTAGGCAAAATATCCGTGATTTGATTGTAAAAGGCAACGATGCTGCAAGTCATATCGTAGAAATTGCCAAGCAATCTGAACACCCAAGAGCCTTTGAAGTGGCCGCTGGCATGTTAAAAAATCTATCAGATATGAATAAAGATTTACTAGAGATTCAAAAACGCAAGCAGGATTTACAACCAAAAGTAACCAACAATACACAAAACTTAAACATAGATAAAGCGGTATTTGTTGGCTCCACCGCAGAACTACTTAAACAACTGAAGGAAAATAAATAAAATTATGGAAAAATTAATTGAACAACTCAGAACAATTTTAGGCACAAACTTTGGCCTTTATTTTAAAATACATTCATACCATTGGAATATTGAGGGGCCTAATTTTATTGATTATCACACCTATCTTGGCGAACTCTATACACAAATTTTTAATAATACCGATTTAATTGCCGAGAAGCTTCGCATGCTTGGAACTTATGCACCGGTTAGTTTAATGAGAATGAAAGAGTTTTCTGATATTGAGGAAGATACTTCTATACCACAACCAAGGCAGATGTTTGAAAATTTAGCTCTTGCCAATGATAGATATATTATTCATCTACGAGCAGGTATTGTTGCAGCTGAGTCCGCAAATGAACCTGCCATTGGTAATTTTTTACAAGACATTTTAGACCAACACCAAAAACACGCTTGGTTCTTAAAGAGTATTACAAAATAAATGTCAGACGGCTATCTAGGAAATGAACGCCTAAAAAGAGTTGGCGTAGAATTATCTTTTACTGAAGAACAGTTAAAAGAAATAATATTATGTACCCAAGATCCAGTTTACTTTATTAAAAATTATGTAAAGATTGTTAATATTGATAAAGGTCTAGTGCCTTTTGATATGTGGGATTTTCAAGAAGAAATGGTTCGTGATTTTCATAAGAATCGTTTTTCTATTTGTAAAATGCCTCGCCAAGTTGGTAAAACCACCACAACAGTAGGTTATATGTTATGGTGTGTTTTATTCCAAGATGATTACACAATTGCTATTCTTGCAAACAAAGGTTCACTCGCACAAGAAATTATGTCCCGCCTGCAAAAGGCCTATGAGTATTTGCCTTTATGGCTGCAACAAGGTATCATTGTTTGGAATAAAAGAAACATTGAATTAGAAAATGGTTCTAAAGTATTTGCATATGCAACCTCTTCAGCCGGTGTTCGTGGTGGTTCGTATAACTTAATCTTCTTGGATGAGTTTGCGTTTGTGCCACACAATATGGCAGTTGATTTTTTTACATCAACCTATCCAGTTATTTCTTCTGGACAAACATCAAAGGTTATTATTGTATCCACACCTAATGGTTTGAATTTGTTTTACAAGATGTGGACAGATGCCATTGAAAAGCGTAGCCTCTACAAGCCAGTTGAAGTTCATTGGTCTATGGTGCCAGGCCGAGATGATAAGTGGAAAGAAGAAACGATACGCAATACTTCCGAAGAACAGTTTCGGCAAGAGTTTGAAACTGAATTTATTGGTTCTTCGGCCACGCTGATTTCAGGTGCCAAGTTGCGGTCATTAAGTTTCTTCAATCCAATCTCATCTATTGAAAATGTGGATGTCTATGAGAATCCAATAGAAGGCCATCTATACATCGCAACTGTTGACTGTGCCGAAGGCGTTGGTGCCGACTATTCTACTATTAACATTATAGATGTTTCACAGGTGCCGTATAGGCAGGTTGCTAAATACAGAAGCAATAAGTTACCTTTATTGTTCTTTCCAACTATCATTTATAGTTTGTGTAGAAGGTACAATGAAGCCTTTATCTTAGTTGAAACAAACAATATTGGCCAACAGGTGGTAGATATTCTACACTACGATTTAGAGTATGAGAATGTTTACAAAATTGACCACCACCATATTAAAGGCCAAACAATTTCTGGTGGCTTTAAGAGAGCTTCAAACTTTGGTATTAAAACCACCAAAACAGTTAAAAAGATTGGTTGTGCCAATTTAAAAACACTTATAGAATCTGATAAGTTAGTTATAAATGACTTTGATACCATTGCTGAAATGAATACCTTTGTTCGTGTCCGTGATAGTTACTCTGCGGAAGAAGGCAATAATGATGATTTGGTTATGGGGCTGGTGCTCTTTGCTTGGTTAACCGCACAGTCCTATTTTAGAGATGCTACAAACATAGACATACGAAGGGTTCTATTACAAGAACAAAACATGCTGGCTGAAGAAGATTTAGTACCTGTAGGCTTCATAGATGATGGTCGGAGAGAAGAAGTTTTGGTAGATTCAGGTGATGTTTGGACACAAAAAGGGTATTTTTCTTCAACTTTATAAAAAACTAAATAGATAATAAATAGAAATTGACCCGATAAACAAAAGGAGAAATCCATGGCATTTCAATTATCCGCAGGGGTAAATGTATCAGAAGTTGACCTGACTACAATTGTCCCATCAGTCGCCACTTCCATTGGCGCATTTGCAGGACCTTTTGCGTGGGGACCAACTAATGAAGTAATTACTATATCCGATGAAGTTCGTCTTGCTAGTAGATTTGGCAATCCGGACTCTACAAACTATGAATACTGGTTCTCAGCTGCAAACTTCCTAGCATACACAAATAATCTTAAAATTGTTCGTGCTGCCAATACCGCTTATTCTACATTAAATGCATCTGCTAATACAAATGGTGCAATTTTAATTCAAAATGAAGATGACTACTTAGCGAGCCACACAACTGCAAACACAACTAACGGCCCAATGGTCGCCAAATATCCTGGTGCTCTTGGTAATTCGTTGCGTATTTCAATGTGCCCAAGTTCACAGGCGTTTTCTTCTAATCTAACTGTTACCGATTCTTTAAGAGCTAACGCTGTTACGGCCGGTGACACAACAATCAATGTTAACGGCACGCCAAATGCGGCCGCAAATTTAATTGCTGGCGATTTAATTTCCGTTGATGGTGGTTCATCTTATATTCGTGTTGCTTCTGTTAACACAACCGCAATCATTACAGCAACCGCACCAGGTGCTGTCACAGTTGGTACAGCAGTTCTTCGTAAGTGGCAATATGCTGACCAATTTAAAGTTGCTCCAGGCACTTCTGATTATGCTACATCTAAATCCGCAGCAAATGACGAACTTCATATCATCGTAGTTGATGAAGATGGTAACTTTACAGGTACTGCAAATAATGTCGTAGAAAAATGGGCATTTGTATCTAAGGCAGCCGATGCTAAAGATTCTAGTGGTAGTTCAATCTATTATAGAAATGTATTGAATGAACAATCCCAATATGTTTGGTGGACAGGCCATCAACCAGGTGCAACCAATTGGGGTAGCAACGCACAAGGCGTAACATTTAATGAAATCCGTGTACCATTTAGCGCTTCAATGAGCGGTGGTGCAGATGGTACAATTGTAACTGCCAATGTGGTTAGTGCTTATGCTCAGTTTACAAATGCTGACTCAGTTGATATTTCATTAATCATTTCTGGTCCTGCTAATCAGACAATCGCAACAAGCTTAATCAGCAATATTGCTGAAGTTCGTAAAGATTGTTTAGTATTTTTATCACCAGAAAGAGCCGATGTAGTAAACAATCCAGGCAGTGAAGTTACTGATTCTCTTGCCTATCGTGATTCTCTAACTTCATCTTCATATGCAGTTATGGATTCTGGTTGGAAATATCAATACGACAAATACAACGACACATACCGCTATGTTCCATTGAATGGTGACATCGCTGGTCTATGTGCAAGAACAGACCTAGAGCGTGATCCATGGTATTCACCAGGCGGTCTCAATCGTGG